TCAGGTATCTAGTCCTTATGACCAATGGTTGAAGAGTAAGAAGTTAGAAGATGCAGAGATTATAGAGGATGCGGAGATTATAGATGTCGAGGAATTGCCGCCACGAGATAAAGAGAATAATAAGCCTAGGACAAAGACAAAGAAAGAAAAAGAAAGAGTTGAAAAGATACTTAGTAAAGATTATGGTTATAAACCTGAGATAACACCTGAACAAAGGGCAAAGAACCGAAAGAAGAGTTTAGCATCATATAGGAGGCTTAAAAGAGCTAAGAAGGTAGGTTTAGAGCCTTTAGGTAGAAAGACTGGTGAGGAAAAGAGAGAATGGTATGCAGAATTGGAAAAACGAGAAAAAGAAATGGAGATTAAATGATATTTGGTACTTGGGTAGCTATTGTTGTATTTACTATGAGTGTAGGTGAGTGTTTAAATTGTATATATCCTAGAGTTGAGGATACTTATGATAGTGAAGGGTTAATGTGTCAATGGGATGAGAGTGATTTTACTTATGATGCCGAAAAAGGGTATACTTTAAAGGATACTGACTCTACTGATAATTGTATTGAAGCTAAGGTGCGAAAATTTAAAAAAAATTAACCTCGTTTGACTGTATCTGATACTTTAACGCCTACTGGTACTAACATACAATAACAATTTCCTCCGCATCTTGACCATCCAGTCCCTGGCATCCCTGTAGCTTCCCATTCTTGCCAAGTCGCTATCTGTCCTGCTCTTGGTTGGCAATCTTCGCAGACTTTTCCGCCTTGCATCGTTACCCACTTAAAACTTTCTACGCTATCGCCATAAATGGCACTTTGTCCGAGCCTAGAACTCTGCATAATTCCAAGTACAACTCCTCGCTTAATGGAATTTCGAAGTTCTCCGAATATTCTTCCATTGGTCTCGTAGTCTCTTCGAATAGCTCCAATAATGCCAAGCTCCGTTGCCCCAGTTGCTCTAAGGACTGCAATCTCTCGTTCAATTCTAGCAGAAAAGATAGAAATATCATATCCGAGTCCGAGAGCGATCCATAAGAGGAGTCTTCTATCTTCTTCAGTAACTTCTCCCTCATACTGATTAAGGATTTCATTGATTTCTTCATTTGATAACGCTCCTTCTGCCATATTCTACCTACTGTATATACTTAAAGCATCGTTTAAGCTTTTATATAATCTTTTTTCCATAGCCTTGTATCTTTTTTTTAATTTGGGTGGGAGGTTGTCTCCTGTAGTGAATAAAAAAGGTCTTGGGGCTATTTTTTTGCTAGTCATATTATGTATAAACCCATTATTATGCTTTAATCCATATTCCAATAATCTAATTCCGCCACTTTTTGTTGGACTTGAACCTTTAACTGGTTTAATTGAGGATAAAAGCCTACCTGTATGATGTAAGGGTGTTGTGCTGCCTGTTTTTGGTTTCCCACCTGCACCTGATTTTCTTGCTTTTATTGTAGCAGGTCTTAAAGGTCTTAACTTACCTTCAATTATTGTACTACGAGCAAAAGCAGCAAAATCACCAGTTTTTCTTGAAATATCAGCACCAAGTATCCTATCTAAATTTTTAGATAGTTTAGCGAAATCGAAATTTATCTTAACATCAGTCTTTATCAATTAATCGCCTCGCTAACTTCTTACCCTCTTCTTTAGCTTTAATAAAGTCAGGTAGAAACTTAATAATAGTTTTCTCTATTAAGTCTTCTGCGTATTCTTCTGGTGAGTCTAGGAACTTTCCGTCTTCTAGCTCTATGCTATCCGCCTTGTTCCTCAGTTCTTCGAGTTGTTTGGAATGTTCTATTAAATAGTCCTCTTTGCTCTTGCCCTGTGCCATTTGTCCTCTCGTTTTCTGAAACTAAAGATTGAGCTTCTTCTATTGATAAATCAGAGTTAATTTCGTTAAGTAATTTAGCTCTAGTTGTTAGATTATTCTCTAGTCTAAAGTTATTCCATAAAATTTGATCCTGTATCGATTGAGGATACTCAGGTTCAATGAAATTTACACCGAATTTGTTTGAGATTCCAATGTTATTCGCTTTGGCAACTGCTTTTTCTACTATAAATAATTCCTCTTCGTACATTCTCCAAAGATCAATATCATCCATGTAATCTTCGGTTCTTTCTAAGTCTTTAATCATCAAACTTACACCAGATGGCATCTCTCCACCTTGCTCAGCCCAATGAACCCATAAATGATTACTCTGTGCGACTAATTCTATTTGGAACTTAACATTACTAATTACAGAGTCAATATTGCCTTGTGGAGCTACTATATCAAATGTAGCACCTTCAGGTAAGCCTAATATACTGTCAGAACCTGTCCTGGTAACATTTTTATCTATATCTGCCCCTGTAGTTACAGGCTGTCCGAACATTTGAAACCTTAAACCAAGTTGCATCTCAGTCATAGTGATGTTTACTTGCTCGTTTACATTAATAATGTCGTTTGCTCCCTCGACAAAATGAGAGTCTATTTGGTCTTCTCTATGAGTGAATACAAATGGTAGCATACCAAATCCATGCTCATATTGCATAACAATATTACCATCTTCGTCATATTCAGCGTAATGGACATCATCCCAATAAGCATAGTGCATCTCATCTGTTCTTGATGAGTCATTTACTGGTAGCAGGAGCGGATAAGTAATCGCCATCGGCAAAAATGGGTCTTCATCAAAAAATGCATCATAATAATAGATTGGTCTGTATTCAAAGTAAGTTCCATTTGCATCCTCTTTTATCATAACTCTATTCGCAATCGTACCGACAAGCCTTGTCATCCTCTCGATATGTTTCATCCTTGCATTTTTTTTGCGAGTGAGGAATAAATAATCATCGCTTACATTCCTATCCGCCCCAAGCGTGTAAATTCTTGACATCTTATTAATAAATCTTCTAGTAATATTAACAGAATAAGGTGGAATCTCACGAAATGCAGTAGCAGCAAAGTGATTGTCTATATACTTATCTGTCTCTGTATCTGTATAGTAATCTACCATACGCCTAATCTCATCTCTTCTGTTCTTCGCTATTCTAAGTTTCTCATTTTTAAGCGATTCTTGTATTAATTCGTGTGCAATCATCTTTGTAATATCCTCACTTGTCTATTTTTGATTGGAAATCTATTTATGAAAAAGTACCTTAAAGCATCACAACCATGGTCGTGAAAACCATCCTTTACAGGGTCTGGCTTTAAAGGGAAGCCCTCTTTTGGTTCAGGATAACGATAGTTCTCTAAATCCTCAGCGATACCTTGACATTCATTATGCACATGGAGGAATCTTTTACCTTCTGCGTTCTCTATAAAGCCTCTAACATGAGATACACCTGCTTCTATCTTTCTTGAAACCTTATCTCTTATAGTCTTCACATTAATTCCATGTCTTTTGAATATCTCTATATCTCCCAAACCTGTTTGTCCCTGTGCCTGTCCACCCGCAGGATCGCCATAATAAGTAACATACTTAAAGTTCCTTGACTTAATCCTATTTACAAAGTCATCGGTTTTAACATCCGTTTCATGTATCATTTCATCTATAATCTTTATATGCCAAAGTCCTTCTTCACGATAGGTTTGAAACCATAACGCAGCAGGTTGTCTGAATCCAAAGTCTATACTACAAAAAGTAGGCAACCCAGGATCGTAAGGAAAATGCCCCATATCAAGATTCCTATCAAATGGGTAAACCCTACCTGCAAATGAAGTAAATTTCGCACCATATTCCTGGTCATAAACTTCTTTTGCCAAATTTCGCTTAGCTTCAAGTAAATCGGAATCCCTATTACCATCAGGGTAAGCATAGTTATTTTCATGGCTCGGACTATTAAACGAGTGCCACATTTCATCTTTTTGCCCAAGTAAGTATAAGTCGTATACCCAATTAAAGCCTTGGGGTGTTGTAATGAAAAGAGCAGACCCTTTGCGGTCAGAAAGAGTCGGTCGTAAATACATCTCCCATGTCTTCTTTTTAATTTTGGCTGCCTCATCGAGTATAAGTAAATCCAAACCTTCTCCAACCAAGCTGTCAGGCTTATCCGCACTTTTACCTTCAACTGTGCTTCCCCATTCAAACTCGATGTACTGGTCTTTGTACGATGCTCTTGTTGTCGGCATTGCCTTCTCAACAACCATCTTGTGCCAAATTTCTCTAAAAATCTTTTCCGAACCATCGTAAGTCGGTGCAACACACCAAACTCTTTTTTTAGACTGCGAAAGTACGATTTGAGCCTCAACCGAAGCACTTACTGACTTCCCCCATCTTCTACCACATACAGCAACGCAGAACCTCCAATCTTTAGTTGGAAAGTGTAATTTCTTTTGACCATTATGGGGAACATAGTCTATAAAGTCAAACCATTTCTCCTTATGCTCTTTAATAAATTCTTGATTTTTTGACATATTCAAGGCAAGTCAATTTAAGATAAATTTTCTTTTATTACACTATATATAGTGTAGTTTAGTCAAATTATTATTAATATACCACAATATTTTGAACGATTTTTAGTCAAAAACAAGGAGGGCAGTATGTCCGAAGAAACACAAGTAGCAACCGAAACAGCTAGTGAGGGAACTACACCGCAAACACCTACAGAAACTCCAGATGTAGGATCGTTAATTGCAGAAAGCAAAAAGTACAGACAAAGGAGTCAAGACGCTGAGGCACAACTTGCAAATCTACAATCAAAGTTAGAAGAGCAAGAAAATACTAAACTGAAGGAAAAAGAGGCTTTTAAAGAACTGGCAGAGAAATTTGAATCTCAAGTTAATGAATTAACGCCTTTTAAAGA